GCTTCTTTACCTAATACGTCAGCTACTACATCACGGATTAAATCTTTGAATTCTTCAATAGATAATTCAGCAACTTCGTCACTTCCTTTTTCTTCTTTTTCTTCAGCTTTTTCTACTTCTGCACCTTTTTTCTTACCAGCTTCTTTAATAGAACTTACTCCTTTACCGCTGTAAGCATGATCAGCACCTCTTGCTTTGTCTGAATGTGGTTCTTTCTTGTCTTTTAACGGACCGTTATAGCCATCAGCTTTAACGTGGTTAGATTCGTAAAGATCTTCACCTTCTTCTTCCATATCGTAATTTTCTTCCATGTCATCGCCTTCTTCTAACTCTAATTCAGCTAGAATTTCGTCTAATGACATTTCATCTAATGGATTTGGATCTTCCAGGCCTGTGTCTACTTGATCACCTTGCATGTATTCAGGACGTTTAACATTGAAAGTTTCATTTCCACTTTCGTCCATTTCATAACCTTCTTCTTCTAGACCAGCTTCATCAAGATCTTCCATTTCTGATAATTTCAGACGGAACATTTCTTGAATCTTTGGTGCAAAAGTTTCTTCCATTTTTTGTTTTGCTTGCTGTAGAGAAATTTCTCTTAGTTTTTTAGCATCAGCAATTGCTTGTTCAAATAGGTCTTTGTTTGCCATTTTGAGTTTGTTTTGTTGTTTGATTTCGACTGCTTATTAGGGGATTGAGGAAGCAGTATAAGTGAATTGTTAATTCTTAACACCGTATTGAGACGATGTATATAATCATAAATAGGCACGAACATAAAAAAAGCTCGTTTTTACGAGCTAATTTAAAAAATATTTTTGGAAGTATTATTTTATACAGCAGACACCTGTCATTGTACATAGTAGATCTCCTACTATTTGGTGTGCTCTGTCGTATTTTCCTATAGACTGTGCTTGATATCCTTCATTTAAACCTCCTACCGGTCTTACATATGCACCATAGGTAGATGGTGTTGATACGAAATCCCAACATACCAGTTCTAAATCATCTTCTACCTGTACTAAACCTTCACCTAGAGGTGTAACTGAACCTAGTGCTCTTGAAGATACACCAACACTGATGTTATTTAGGAATAATTCTCTTAAGATGTTACCGGATGGTGTTGCTAAGATTTCAAATTCACCATATAAATCATCTCCTTCCCACCATAATCTTGTTATATTGTGACATACATTCTTAAGATTTATAATAGCAGTTTCAGGATGATCTAATTCACCTAGAGCTCTTTTTTCAGCAACTGGTCCTGCAACATACTTAGCTACCTCTCTTCTTAAAGAAGGTCCGTACACTCTTTTGTTTGCATTAGGCTTACCTTCAGATTGAATCTTACCCGATACACGGAGATTACCTGTTGGATTTAGCCTAGCTTCATGTAGCTGTTGAGGTTGAGGCTGGAAAGATAAGTATTCTATTAAGACTTGTTTGCTCATTATTACTCGGCTTTTTTAAATGTCTGATTAAATTTTGGATCTAACATTGTTTTTTTATCAGTAGTATTGTTTTGATCAAAAGATTGAGTTTGACCTGTCTTAGTGTTTGTGTATAGATCCTCTTTAATACTCTTTGCTATATACTCTCTTAACTTCTTTAGTGTTAACTTCTTTTTTTCTTTTAAACTACCTTGTACATCTGCTTGTGCTGTAATATCTGGATCTAAATCAACGTATTCTTTCATTAGCTCAACACCCTTAGGTAGTTTATCGCTAGCTTTCATAGTCTTAATACCGCCCATCGACTTACCGCTTGGTTTCATTACTTTTACACCTTCAGCATTTTTATTCTTTGCTTTTTCTTTTTTAGATAAAGAGATATCGGTGTTAGCTTTAGCATCTTTATACCCAGGTATTGGTGCTTTACCATCAGGTCCTACTTTTAGTTCTTTAGGATGTTGTAATAATCCTGATTTCTTTTCGAATTCAGCAGAGATTGTACTGCTGTAATAAGCAGGATCTTTTTCTAGGTTGTTCAATACCTTCTTAGTTGCTTTTACAAGAGATTCTGGATTGAATTCAGGAGTAAAGGTGTTAGGTACGGGTTTATATTGCATACCCATCTCTATTTTTAATCCTTTATTGAATTCATATGGATTAACTCTATCAATTTGATCAAAGACAGAATATAAATCTTTACCGGTTACTTTCTTATATACACCTTCGTTCTCTTCTTTTGCTTCTTTTAGTGCTGCTTTTTTCTTAGCCTGCCCTTTCCACATTGCAGCTGCTGCTACTTTTTCACCAGCTTTCTTAGAACCGTATTTCTTTTCGGCTACCTTCTCTACTTTCTCAAATCCTTTACCTTTCTTTCCTATATCCTTACCTGCTTTAGCTTTTTTAACTACAGCAGACTTTTCTTTCTTAGTTAGTCCAGCAGATGCTTTCTTCTTTTTTGCTTCTGATAGAAGACCTTCTTCGTACATTTCACCTCTTAGATCTTCTGGTGCATCAGTATGTATAACAGTTAATGTATCACCAATACCTTCATATTCATCTTCAAAGTATTGATTGGCTTCATCTTCATTAGCTGCCATTGTACTATCTAGTATTTCACCACTTTCATCTACAAGGTAGAAAGCTTTCTTACCTGCTAACTCTTCACCAAATTCTTCAGCATCTTCTACAGTTTCTTTTATAGCAGGGTGCTTTTTTGAAGTAGATCTGTCTTCTGGAGATACTTTTTCTAAGTCGTCTAAATTATACCATTCTGGATACATTCCAAGTCCCGGGTTTATTACATAGCATAGAGCTTTTGTGTGTTTATCTCTACCTACTGTAAAGCTAGAAACCTTGATCACCTCTCCGTTCGGGGTTATTACTTCGTCTCCGGACCTAAAAGTTACGCCTTCTTTGTTGGTAGCTTCTTTTTTAGGAGTTTCTGGTTTTTCCGTAGCTGTCCATTTAGCTAAAGCTTCTTCTACTTGGCTACCTTCTTCTGTCTTTCCTTTAAACTTATCGAAAGATTTTCCTAAATTTACTCCTGGTTTAAATACATTATTTGATTTTAATCCGTCTATATCTACTGTGTACGGAGTTCCACGTTCTAGGTAAACAGCTTTAACTTTACCTTGCTGTTCTATAAAGCTACTTATGGTAATTTTTTCACCGTTATCTACTATAATAGCCGAATCATTTTTGCTGAATCTGATACCTTCGTCATTAACTACCTGTACAATATTACCTTTTATATCTTTTTTAATTTGATATTTTTCAGCATCTGCAGGTTTATCCATCCAATAAGCTTCACTTAAGATTCTTTTACTTTTTAAGATACTAACCGCATCTTGAAAGCTATTAACAGGTGAAATCCAATCAGGAAATTCTCTTCTAACATTAGTCCTAAAGTTAGCTTGAGACATTCTACCTTCCATTAGGTCACGATATTGTTGTACTATGTTTCTCATATTAATAAATAGGTACTACCTTCCCTGACCGCGGTATGCTTTAGGTCTGGGGTTATGTTTGTTAAAAGATTTTTTTGCTGCTCCTTCTTTCTTTTTCCCAAAGTTTAATTTAGTGCTTGAAGCGGTTCCTGCTTTAACTGCCATGTTACCGTAAATGTTTAGTCTTAATGTAGGTATGTTTAATCATTTCTGTAATCTGTTCTAAAGCTCTTTCTGTATGTTTCATATACTTAAAATCTTCAGTAGATTCAGTTATTTCAGATCTTAACTGTTGAGTGTAGTCTAGAAGTTTATTTAGTTCTTCAATTTTCTTTTTAACAGATTTAACTGCCTTATGTAACTGTTCTGGTGCACTACGTTTACCTGTTTCGTTACGAAATTTTGAGTAATTCTCTGTAATAGGTTCTTCTTTTTCGAAGATTTGTTTATACGTTATTGCTTTAGATTTACGGTTTGGAACATGAGGTGCGGGTGTGAATCCAAAATGAGAAACAGCATAGTTATCCTTAACTTTACCGGCTGCTAATTTAGGTTCTACATCCTTCTGTTCTTTTTTCACTCTAACTTTTGGAGCATACTGCTCTCCAGTACCTGGTGTCATTGTAGCTCCACCTCCTGTTGTAGACATTTCGTCAATTACGTCTTTTAAATCTTTTTTAGTAGCCATTTTACTTTCTTAGTTTAATTTCTTTTTCTAATTCGTAATACTGCATCAAAGATACTACGTGTTCATCTCTAACTGATTGACGTTCTAAGATAGGTTTTGCAAGGGAAATGATTTCTTTTAGCTTAATAGTTAATACTTTATCCTCGATAGCGGGTAGCAGTGTGTTAAGTTTAGATTTAACTTCTACTAGTTTTTTATTTAGGTAAGTTCGTAATTGAGCTGTATCTGATATGTTGTTTATATATTCCTTAAGTATATCTTTCTGGTCTGTAGACAGGTCTTTGTAAGTTTCATTATACTTCTCTACTACTAACTTATAAGCTAGTATTCTAATTTCCTGGTCTTCTTTTAGGAATTCGGTAGCTGCTTTCTTTTCTACTCTTTCTTCTTTAATTACACTATCTGTAATGTGTTCAAGTATGATTGACTTGCTATCAACAAGTTGCTTTGGATCTGTTAATGCTTTAGATCTTGCAGATTCAAATAGGGTATAGATTGCTGCAGATAGTTTATAGTTATCTATCTTAGCTTTAAAGAAATTCTCAACATCATAATGCTTTTTAATTTCTCTAATCAATTTATACTTCTCTTGATCTAACACATCGTTATCTAGTTTCTTACTCTCTTCAACTACGATATTAACCAGGCTTTCTGCTCTAATAGTATTCAGTTTCGATGCTTTAAGAATAGCTGTATACAGGTTATATTCTTTTAAAAGCTCGGTGCCAGTAAAGAATTTCTTTATAATTCCAACAGCTTTTGAATCCTGATTAGCGATCATATCTGCAGTGATCTGTCTAACAAGTAGTTCAAATAAAATACCTGGATTCTTATACTTAGAATGCTTTCTTATAGTCCCCATATTAGGTTTAGTATGATACTATTTATAAATAGTCACGATTAGTCAATATCCTTTATAATTTTATCTTCATCTAAAAGATCTGAATCTTCAAAGAGGTTAATCCTACGAGTTACACCTAATCTACCTAATGTTGATTTAAGTCCGCTGTAGATTGCTTTGGTGTGAGCATTCTCTAATGCAAGAGGTGATCCACCTTGGTATCTACTTGATAATCCACCATCTTCACCACTCGCCGGTTTAGCTTTTAAGTCATATGTTCCCATTCTATCTCTACCTAATGGATCATTCGGTGTGTTAATGAATGAGTTCTTCTCTTCAGGTCTACCTGGAACTCTAACTGGTTCGTGTGGATTCTTTTCGTTGTATCCAACCGGTACATTAGCTGCTGCGGTATAGTTGGCATTTCCACCATACATACTTGCAATTTGATGTGGTGTACCAAAAGCTTGACCAGATTCAAGAGGGTCATTACCTTCTGCTTCAATTTGGTCATATCTAAATTTCCTTTTCTTGTCTTCTAGTATCTGTGCTTTAACGTCATCTAGCTGATCATCGCTTAATTGGAAGATTTTATCGTAGATCCAATCAGTTGGGAAGATACTTGCTTCCATCATCTGACTAGCTAGGTCTACCTTCTCTTTCATTAGAGCAATTCTTTCTTGGTCATAGATGATAGATGGTGTTGTTAGAGACAAATCAAAGTTTGCAATTGATTCATCAGTGTATCCCTGTGTATATAAGTGTACTAGAGCTATTTTAGTCAACTCTGACAGTATAATACGTTGGATACGTTCAATAGTACGTGCAAAACGAATATCTTCTGCCGCTAGCGTAGCTTTACCTGTTAAGTCTTTTTCATACCCCATGAAGGCTTTAGGTATTTTTAATGCAGCAAACAGCTTATCTCTTAAATATCCAACGTCTTCTATACCGTTATACTGTAGTCCTGGTACAGTTTCAATACGTGTTGCTGTATCATTACCTCTCACTGGAATGAAATAATCTTCTAGTAAGTTTTGCATGTTGTATTTAAGGTTATATTGACCGGTTTGAGGGTCGATATAAGGTATTTTCTTCATCTTAGAGATCATTCTTTGCATGTAAGTCTCAACCTCATTTGGCGGAATAGCACCTACGTTAACAAAGTAAGCTCTCTTATCCGGGGCACGTACGATACGATGTATCATCATTGCATCCTCCATTAAAACCATTTGTTTGAAGATCTTTCTACCTGGTTCTAAGTAAGATCTACCGTAAGGTAGGTAGTTAACATCACCTATAAGTCTGAAGTGTGCCATTTCGTAATTCTCAAAATACATTGAATCGGCTTGGCCTATCAAATTTGCATAAGAACCTACATACCCACTACCTCCTCCCGATACCGCAGTAGGGTCGTATTTGAATCTTACATAAGTTGGATTTCTTAAATCAACACCTTCTTCCCTAAGTATGGTATAGGATGAGAATGGTATTACGTTAAATACACCTACTGTCTCGGCTATTTCTAGTTTTAAGTAGAAATCACCAAATTTACACATATTCCTAATCCACGACCATAAATTAAACTCAATGTTTAATACATCGTAGAATAGGTTATAGAGGATCTTTTGTACGTTTTCATCTGCTGATCTGATTTGAAGTACTTCTCCAGATTCATTCTTTAAAGTACATTCATCTGCTATAATATCGAGTGCTGATGCTACAATTGCATCTGTATCCATAGCCTCGTAATCAGCATATAGCTGAATACGCATGGATTGGTAGTTCTGTGCGGTGTTAAGATTGTAAGCGTAAGAGTTAGAAGTCGTGTATACTCTGTTAAATCTATCAACTAAAGCATTTGTTTGTAGTACACCGTTGGTTTGAATACTGTCTGTATCTATTACTTTTACTTGATTTCCACCTACGTTTCTAATTACGACGTCAGTTGAAAAAAGTCTCTTTAACCTACCGAATAAGTTATTATCTGCCATTATGTTGTTTTTCTATATAAATAGTATGTCTATCCTAGTACCCAGGTAATATCTTCTTGTTGACCGTAGGGATTAGGCATAGTGTATGGGTTTTGCCCATTAAAAGTTGAGGGTTGATATATTTGATATCCGTAGTTAGATTTAGCCATTCCACCTAGAGTAGCTCTAGATAAATCTTGTCCTACTTGTTGGAATCTTAATGAAGTATCCCTTAGAAATAGTCCAATTGCAAATGCCATTACAAGGTCATCATTATATCCGTCTTGGGCTTGTGCTTTGCTATTCTTCCATATAAATGTTCTTAGTTCTTGTAGTAACCTTTTTGATTGAATTGTACAAACTTTTTCTTGTATATAGGATTTCATCTTGGCTACTACTAAAGGTCTAGTCTTTAACGTAGTAGAGAAGCCGGGTACCATTCCATCTCCTTTATCGAATTTTGAGATATAAACCTCAATATCTGTCATAGCTGCATCAGATTTTGGAGAGTAATATAAATTACGATACTCTCTATGAACTGCCGTCTGGACTACATCCCACCCTATTCCTGTATTTTCTATTACAAGTAAAGCATCATTGTATTGAGCAGCTACTCCTACAATTAAATTACCGAAATCTCTTGTATCTAGTTGACCTTTATATTCGGCTACTTGCTTAGCATCTTCGATATCCATAACATGAAAAGTAGAATAATCTCGTCCATCCCCTCTAGCCACGTCGGCTACTAGTACGTAAGTTCTACTGTAGTCTGGCATCTCCCATATCCAAATATTACCGTCAATTCCTGTTCTTTGAATAGGTTCTCTAAGTGAGGTGGTTTCGTACCAACTGAGAATTTCTGGTTCAATCACTGTAGCACCTGAGGTAGAAAAATTAGTATCACATTCCTGTGCTGCCTCTCTTACTCCTAAAGTTTTATCCTGTTCATCTCTCCAAGTTTGATTTCTTTCAGGGTGAACAGTCCAGGGTAAAGCTATGGGTACAAATTTGTTTTCTTTGATTTGTGCATTAGTATAAGTCTTATGAAACCAGTTACCTGTACCGTTCGGTGTTGAGATAGCAAAACATTGACCTCCGGTTGCTAAGGTTTGTTGGGCGGCAGTAAAAATTGTATCAATATTATCGATAAAGGCTGCCTCATCAAGTAACAGTAACGATACTGCTTCAGAACGACCTGCATCTGGGGATGCTGCTACTGCTTTTACTTGTGATCCATTTGCTAGTCTTAGACTTAATCTATTGTCTTCGACTGCTTTTACTTTTAACCACGAAGGTAATTGATCATAGGCAAACCTAATCTTGGTTACCATGTTCTTGGCCGTTTCTTGCTTGGTTGCTATTACAAGGATGTTCTTATCTTTTTGAAACAGCATCAACCATAATGCATAAGCAGAAGATAGAGTTGATATACCTAACTGTCTTGATTTGTTAATTATAAGATATTCTTTGCTTTGAAATAGACGTAGGACTTGTTCTTGAAACTGGTATAAGTTAAATTGTATACGACCACGTTGTGGATGTTGGATCATGTAATACTTCTTCATAAAGTACACCGGATCGGTAGCACATTTAACGAATTCCTGTCTGATTATATCTTTTATATTTGCTTCGGACATTAATCTCTTTTATATAAATATATCAAAAAGTAGTCAAACTGTATATTTACATAAATAAAAAAACCTAAACCTAAAAAGGATTGGGCTGTTTACACATTTGGTCTAATAAATGTTCAGACTTAGTGGTCCGAAAGGTAACACTAATTATTTTCTAAAACTTTAATCTTTTTCAGCTGTACCGGATGAGTAGTTAGCTGTTATATTTCCATCAAGAGCTATAAGAAAACACTCATATACTTTACCGTTAAAATTTACGGTAAAATTAAGTATTTCTTCTGAACCAGGATTTTTATTTAAAACGTTATCACGTGATTCGTGAGGTTGTCCTTTTGGATTTGCTGCAATAACGTACCTAGTTTCTCCTTTACCTTCAACTGTAGTAGGTGTTAACGTTATTCTAAATCTACCGGGATTAATATTAATTTGACACTCGTACCTAGTTTTACCGTCGGAGTGACTTTTTAACCAAGAATTTACTTCATCAAAAGATGTAAATGTCCGTTCTACTTCTTTTTTCTGCATATTTACTTACTTGTTACCTAAATCATGCACTTTACTCTGGGCATTACCACTTAATGCACTGGTTGCTAAAGC